GAGGATTAAGATGGGGATTACATTTGGTAAGCTTTACGAGTTAAACGTCGATTGGAACGGAAACACCGATTTATTAGTATTCGCTGAGGACAAAGACAAAATGATTAAGGCTAGAGAAGCAATGTTTAAATTTTCTGAGCGCGAGGTAAAATGGTTTGGCACAGAGAGTGTAAGAATTTATGGCACCTGGGATTTTAAAGATGAAGATTAAGATGTTTTAGGCATTTCGATTACGACTATTAGTGGTTAAGGAGGAAAATTAATGGCAATTCAATTATTAGTTTCCGACAAGCGTCGGGCCACAGGGATGTCCATCAAGACTTTTAGACTTCCCTGTGAAGCCATATCTTACATGAACAATCACAAAGTATATCAAGTCACCGTATTAAGTGGTGGCTATGCCTTTACTTACACGCCATCACAATTCAAGAAAATTCATAAATAGTTTACAATTTGTTCATAACCCGTTCATATGCACTCGTTATACTTGACTTGTAAGTTAAATAAATTAAGTTTTAAAGGAGGTCAAACCTATGTTAAAGTTCATTGATTTATACATGGCCAATAATGCTTGGCAGGTTGACACTATGATAAAAATCGAGTTTGCTGAGGGTGACACGGAAATTGCGCAGGCTCAGGACCTCGCCGAGGATTACGGAGACTACGAGGTCGATTGGTTCGACAATAACATCGTCGGCATTCACAAGGAGGACGACTAATGATCAAGAACATGGTAATTCAGTTTTTAGAAACGACTAGCCCCAGCTACGCCGTCCTTGCCAAAGGATTCTTGGACGGTCCCAACTACTTCTATCTCATCAAGGATTACAACACCGGTGTTCGTCTTTTGTTAGAGGTAAGCACCAACCAGGCGTTCTCTCTGGAAACCGCAAAGTCATTAATCATTGATGGATGGTTAAAAGTAGTATCTGCAAAGTTCTTTTCAGGCTTCAACGAGGAAGTAAACGATTAGGCTGACGGCACCAGGGAAGGTTCGACTCCTCCCCGGCCATTACCCACCGGATCAGGCGGGAGAAACAAATACACATATTTCAAGCAAAGAAAAGGAGAGAAAAGCAATGAAGAAAGACATGATCACAAGAACACTGGTAAGCACAGCAGTTACGGTACTGGGAGTCAACGGGGTGTCCGCTGAAACGTCGAATGAAACGGTAATCTTCCCCGGCGTAATCAACGACAACGAAAAGGCCCTTGCAAAGTTCAAGAAGCACATTGAGAAGCTGGATGAGTTTAAAGATTTCCACCCGGCCGTTGTTGTTTCCATGGAAAAGCGGGAGCAGCTGCTCGGAATTACCGTAGAGGATTTCATGGCCCACGCGGTGCCAGTTGAGCGCCCCAAATCCCAGACTAAAGAAGCACAGGCAGAAAAGAAGGAAGCAAAAGAAGCAGCATTTTGAGAAGAAATTAAAAAGATGTTTAAGGAGGATTAAGCAATGACAATCACAGAGAAGAGCACCGAGTTCACCAAGGTTGAGCTTTACCGCATGACCAAAAGCCCGTCCATCGTATCGGTTAAGGCATTAGAGGACGGAACCACTATTACACCACGTGGTTGGCTGACCTTTGACGATGAGAACGCAAAGGGAGAAACCTCCCACATGCTTTCCATCATTGGCGAGGACGCATTCGGTCAGGAAACCGTATGGTCGTGCCAGTCTCAGACGTTCAAGGACAATTTCATGGATTTGTGGAACATGTTTGACGGTGAACCCTTTACCCTGAAAAAGATTTCAGGGGTAACCAAAGCCGGTAGAGATTACGTGAACTGTGATCTTGCCTAATAGAACGGAATAACCAGATCATGCGCGCTAAAGCGCTAGACAAATGCCCGCTACACACGTGGCGGGCTATTTATTACAAGGAGGTAAGAAAATGTATATTCCTATTCCAGTATTGGTTGCTTTATGTAGTTTATTTTGTTTTATCATAGGCGTGGTATTTGGCGTAGTATGTGCCAATAGCATTGACTAGATGGAGGATTAATATGGTAGTTTTAACAATTCAGAATTTCTTATGTGTGATAGGAATTGGTTTATCAATCGGTATGATAGGTGGTTTTTTCTTAGTATGCTGGTTGAGTAAATCGTAAAGGGGGATTAATATTGTTGTAGTACTGAAAGATTTATCCGGGCACAAAAGAGAGTACAGAGATATTGAATCTATTATACTTACCAATAATGGCTATATTCATATGAAAGAACGTGCGGGATTGCACCGTCGTTTTAAGGTGGATTCAATTGATTACTATTTTATTACAGAGGAGACGTGAATAATCCATGGCAAAGCGTAGAAAACAAACCCCCGCCGAAAAAGCGTACAACCGCGAACGCCGTCGCATACAGCGCCAAATCACCCGAATGTCTCAGCGTGGTTACATTGTTCCCGAAAACATCTTACCCCCACGTCCCAAGCGGATTACTGCAGCCAGCGTTCGCCGTTTACAAAAAATTACCACTCCCCGTATCTATGAGCGTTCTGGTTACATCGACGTAGAGACCGGCGAAATTTTAACCGGCACAGAGGGCCGTCGGTTAGAACGTCAAGCCGCAGCCCGACGTGCAGCAGAAACAAGACGTGCAGCACGCGAGGTTAGACGGGAATATATAGAGCCGGAGCCTCCGCAGGCACAGTTGCCAATAGTTGAGTATGTGCAGTTCGACGAACAAATACTGACAGTATTCCAGATGGAAATGACTGAGATATACGGACGCAACGAAAAGCTATTCAACTACATTTCGCGTTGGTTCCAAATGGCGCGCCAGCGTTACGGTGATGAGGATTTGGCAGACGCACTAGAGCGTTCAAAGGCCAACGGAGAGTGGCCCGGATGGGAGGGAGTTTCTGATTCCGAAATACTTGTCGGTAAACTGACCGGAATCCTAGAAATGATAGGCGGAACACCCGGTGGCAGACAAGAAATATTGGAAGCGCTAGAAGAGGGTGAGGACTGGACTATGTATGAGGACGAGGAACTATAGTTATTATGTATGCGACTTTGAGACAACGGTTTATAAGGGCCAGCAGTTTACAGAGGTTTGGGCTGCTGCTATCGTAGAGCTGTACACTGAACAAGTAAAAATCATGCATAGCCTGGCTGATTTTCTGGACTATGTAAAGGGGCTAAAGAAAAACGTTATAGGTTATTTCCACAACCTTAAGTTTGACGGAAATTTCATCGTTGATTATCTTCTTAGGAATGGATATCGATGGAATCGTGTAGCTGAGGGCCAGATGGCAAACAAAGATTTTAAGTGTGCTATCAGTGACCGTGGAGCCTGGTATAGTATTACAATTAAGATTGGGGGTAACATTATAGAATTCAGAGATTCCTTAAAGCTTCTTCCGTTCTCAGTAAAGCGTATCGGTAAAAGTTTCAAAACAGCTCACAAGAAACTTGACATGGAATATGAAGGATTTCGATATGCTGGTTGTGTAATCACAGAGGAGGAACGCCAGTACATAGCCAACGATGTTTTGGTTATTAAAGAAGCCTTAGAGATTATGTTTGAACGTGGTCACACAAAACTGACTATCGGTTCATGCTGTTTAGAAGAATTCAAGACAACATATGACAAGGAGGACTACAAAAGCTTTTTTCCAGACTTGACACAGGTAGAGATTGATTCTGAATTATACGGTGAGAAAACAGCCGACGCATACATTAGGCATAGTTACCGTGGCGGTTACTGTTATCTGGCTAAAGGCAAAGAGAACAAAGTGTTTCTTAACGGCTGGACAGCTGACATTAACAGTAGTTACCCTTCAAACATGTCGAGTGAGTCAGGAAACTATTATCCGGTTGGACTACCTAAGTTTTGGAAGGGTGATATACCGGAGGAAGCACAAAGATACTATTATTTTGTGCGGTTCAGATGTAGGTTCAGGGTTAAAGAAGGTATGCTTCCGACAGTGCAGGTTAAAGGAAGCTTGCTGTATTTAGGCACAGAATACCTAACGTCAAGCGATATCTATGACTACAAAACCGGAACTTATAAGCGTTACTACATGCGTAAAGGCCAGTTGCATGATTCACAGGTTACGTTGACAATGACATGCAAGGACTACGAGCTATTTTTACAGCACTATAATGTGTATGACTTGGAAGTTCTTGACGGGTGCATGTTTCATCAAGCAATTGGTTTGTTTGATGAATACATGTACAAGTATAAGGAGATCAAGGAAAATTCTGTAGACGCTGAGCGTGAGCTTGCAAAGCTATACTTGAATAATTTGTATGGTAAGTTTGCGGCTAACGATTCATCGAGCTATAAGATACCTTATATTAATGACAAGAACGTACTTGGATTTGAGATTGTAGAAGAACACGAAAAGAAGCCGGGGTTCATTGCAGTTGGAAGTGCAATTACATCATATGCAAGGAGGTTCGTCATACAAGCAGCCCAGGCTAACTACAACGGCCCGGACAAGGATGGATTTATTTATTGTGATACTGATTCAATTCATTGTAGTGGCTCACCAGATGATGTAAAAGGAATTAATATTCATCCCACACATTTTTGTTGCTGGAAACTGGAAAGTTATTGGGATAAAGCAATCTTTGTGAGGCAGAAAACGTACATCGAGCACGTGACACACAATGATGGTGAACCAGTTGAGCCATATTATTCTATAAGGTGTGCTGGTATGTCCGATTCTGCAAAGGATGAATTTATTAAGACACATGTAATGGAAGATTTTAAGGAAGGACTTAAGCTGGAAAATATGCTTAAACCGGTCAGAATGCCGGGTGGAATAGTTCTTGAAAATAAGGGATACAAAATGACAAAGAAGGCTGAATTAAAATTAAACTTTAAATAATTGTACTTGCGCAAATACAATTACAAAGAGGGAGCCATTCCGGTTCCCTCTTCTTATATCTAAATCACCCGGTCGTTAGAATGGACTTCCAAGTCCGATAGACTGCACGGAAGGTTTTACCCTTCGGAACCCGCGCACGACAGACTAACGATAACGGATGTAGATACCCTTAATATGAAAGCAGTTTAAGTAACATAGCTTTGCATTCCAGATTCTTAAATCGGAAACAACCGCGATTGAACAAGCTACGCAAGCTTCCAATCATCAAGCTGTTTTTGGCAAGCATGACATAATTGATATTATGATCATCAGTGGTCAAAGTAAGCTTAATGGGAAATGATTCATCCCACTTGTCGGTGACATACATGATTCCCAGCGAATCATATTCATAGATGGCGTAATGCTTGTTAAGATACTTGATGGTATACATATACCTTCCGCGTCCTTCCGGACGTTCGAGGAAAGCAAAATTATCATTAAGGTATATGTTTTGTGACGCATACGCGACGTAATCACTGGAGGAGAATGCACGGTTAAATCCCGACTCCATCATAGCATTTGAAGCTGATTCGATGAATCCTTGTTCAAGCACAAAACCATCGCCCCTCAGAAATTGTGTATCCTTCTTAAGTCGGTCAGATATTCCAAGTGCAGTGTAATATGGGTTAAGCAAACTTACTGTATTTCCGCACATGTATACGGGCACGTACCGAATCTGTTTTCCGCGTCCCCTGGCAACACTTGTGTGCACACTAAGTAGCTTCTTAATTTCATCTGTGCAATACTTATTATTTTCTGACTGAAATTCGTCGAATAAAATCCGGTTAACGTCATTGAATATGTGACTGTATTTCTTAATCGCGTCTGCTCCATTAAGGGCTACAGCATAGCCGCAGTGAATGTCATTAAGATATAATTCGTAGTATAATCCCTTTGCCATACATTTGCTTGACATGTTATCATCAGGGAAGAATAAATTTCTGATATCCTTAAAGAATTTGTCATGACAATCTGAAAGTTCATAGTTGAAACGGTTTAAAAGCATAAACTTGCCTTGACCGGCTTTAAACTTTTTGGTAAAGTAACGATTAAACCACGTAGTCTTACCCCCAGTTCTGTTTGTTGTAACCATAAACAGCTCAGGCTTCTTACCGTTAATATCACGCATGGACAATAATTTGGTTCCGTCGTAGTAAGCCATGACTAACTCCTCCCAGATTATAATATCTCTTATTATTGTATCACATTTTCATTGACAAGTCAACACTTTTTTGATATAATAGAAGGTGGAAGGGAGGGATACAATGTGAACGAGGTTGTAACATTAATTACGAACGTGGGCTTTCCCATCGGCTTAACCTTGATTTTGCTTTGGTACATTTATGACAGCAATAACAAGCACAAGGAAGAGATGGACAAAATGAGTGAAGCGTTGAACAATAATACGCTGGCTCTCACAAAACTCATTGACAGATTGGAGCGTGAGAACAATGCTTAATGGAATTGACGTATCTCGGCACCAGGGTTATATCGACTGGGGGAAAGTAAAACCTCACATTGATTTTGCCATGATTCGCGCAGGGTTTGGTGACAACAATCTTGACGCAAAAGCATTATTCAACATGGAGCAATGTGAAAGATTTAATATCCCGTTTGGGGTATACTGGTTCAGCTACGCATTACATCCTGAAATGGCGCGCAAAGAAGCTGACCATTGCTTGGATATTGTAGGCAATCGTAAGCTTGCATTTCCGGTGGTTTATGACTTTGAGTATGACACCGTTAATCACGCGATTAAACAGGGTGCCAAAGTTGACAGAGCGTTTGTGCTTAACTGTACCAGAGAGTTTTGTAAGCGTGTAGAAGAGCGTGGTTTTTATGCAATGTTCTACGCTAATAACGATTATTACAAACGCTATTACCAGGGTAGTGATATCCCTGAAAAATACGATATGTGGTATGCGCGTTACGCTGATCAGCCCGGAATGAGTGTTAATCTCTGGCAGAAAACCGACCGAGGAAAAATCCCTGGAATCACTGGCTATGTTGATCTGGACGTATCATATCGTGATTACCAGACAATCATGGACAAAAACGACTTAAACAACTATGACTGAAAAGGAGCTTTAATTTATGGCCTGGAATGCAAAAGCTATAGGTGCATACGCTAGAACCAGTGAAGAAGCAATCGAAAACGCCCGTAACATATGGGGAACGCTTGCCGCACATGGTTGGACTACCAACGCTGTATGCGGGCTTTTGGGCAATATGGCGGTTGAGTCAGGGTATAACCCTTGGAGATGGCAGAACGATGTTCTAGGTGTTTCCACCGGATCGCCCTGGACTAATATGGGGTACGGCTTTGTGCAGTTCACCCCTGCCAGTAAATACATAGACGCGCCGGAAGCAAAAGCTTTAAGCGGTTACGGGCCTAATTTTAGCGATAAAACAGGTTCCCCATCTGACGGGTACGCTCAAATTGTATACGTGAATGGGTATGCTGATTACTACGCCACGACAGCTTACCCGGAAAATTATGACGAGTTTAAAGCAAGTACCCAAACCCCGGCTTACCTTGCCAAAGCTTGGCTGTACAATTATGAGCGGCCTGCCGATCCGGGGGCCTCAGAATCTATCCGTGTGGAAAACGCGGAATACTGGTGGACGGTATTAACAGGTGAACCACCGCCTGATCCCGGCCCCGGGCCTGGTCCTGGACCGGGATCACAAAAGAAAATGCCAATTATGTACTATCTGCGGCGAAGAATATTTTAAGGAGGGTAGAAAATGGCCAGATTGGAAAGAGAAGAATTTTTCAACCGCATTCGTGAACGTATCGGAGATGATACCAGTGACGACGCTTTAAAGTTTATGGAAGATATCACCGATACTTACGACGAGTTGGAAGGGAGAGCCCGTGGCGACGGGGAGGACTGGAAAGCAAAATACGAAGAGCTTGACGCGGAGTGGCGCAAGCGCTATCGTGACAGATTTTTCAATACCCCGGAGGGTGCAAAGGAAGATCAGGAAGAAGATGTAAAACGTGACGGCGAAAAGACGCGCACGTTTGAAGAGTTATTTGAGGAAAGAGAGGGAGAATAATATGCCTAACAAGCCAGCTAATGTAAGCTTAGATAGCGTAACCAACACCGCCGCAAAAACGTTTGCGGCAGAAAACCCCAAGGTGAACGTGCCGAAAATGTACGCTGCCACGGCACAGATTTTGAATACAATCAGGGATAACGCCAGTGCGAACTATCGTGACTATGTTCCGGCAGCAGACCCGGCGATTGCGGCAAGTGTACGTGAGATTGGCGGAATCATTATGAATTATCCTGCCTTACAGAATGAGTTCTTGTCGGCACTCATGAACCGTATTGGCCGTGTGATCATCACGTCCAAAATGTTCTACAACCCGTGGGCTGGACTTAAGAAGGGACTTCTTGAATTTGGCGAAACGGTAGAGGAAATTTTCGTCAACATTGCAAAACCCTTCCAGTTTGACCCCGCAGTGGCGGAAACTGAAGTGTTCAAGCGGGAGATTCCCGATGTGCGGGCGGCTTTCCACATTCTTAACTATCAGAAATTCTACAAAGCTACTATTAGCAACGACCAGCTGCGCCAGGCGTTCTTGTCTTGGCAGGGGATCACCGACCTGATCGCGAAAATCGTAGACGCAATGTACACCGGCGCGAACTATGATGAGTTCCTTACCATGAAATACATGATTGCGCGCAACATTCTGAATGGCCGCATGAACGTGACTGAGATTGACCCCGTGTCTCCCGAAAATGCCCAAGGAATCGTTTCTACGATTAAGGGTATCAGCAACACATGGGAGTTTCCATCTACTAACTATAACATTAGCGGCGTGACCACCTTCACAGCTAAAACTGATCAGTTCATTATACTTAACGCAAAGTTTGACGCTGTAATCGATGTACAAGTGCTTGCGAGTGCGTTCAACATGGACAAAGCGGAATTTATGGGGCGCCGCATTCTGGTAGATAGTTTTGGTGCCCTTGACACCGATAGACTTAATTTACTGTTTGCCAATGATCCCAACTATGTGCCGATTACTCAGGAAGAACTTACCGCCCTTGACGCAATTCCGGCCATTATGGTTGACCGTGACTGGTTCATGATCTTTGACAATTTCTACAACTTTACAGAGAACTACAACGGGCAGGGCCTCTACTGGAACTACTTCTATCACGCGTGGAAAACGTTCAGTGTTTCCCCGTTTGCGAATAACACGGTATTCATTTCTGGCGCACCGACTGTTACCAGCGTAACCGTTTCCCCGGCAACTGCTTCCGTGTTTAAGGGTCAGGGAATCCACCTGAATGCCACCGTAGTTACTACGAACTTTGCGCCCAAGTCTGTAATTTGGAGTTTGACCGGGGCAACGAGCACCGATACTACCATTGATATCTACGGAAATTTGTCTGTGGGGGAAGATGAGACCGGAACTACCATTACGGTAACAGCTACTTCTACATTTGACAGTTCCAAGGCTGGGACTGCTACTATTACTGTTGCTGCACCTGCGGCATGACGATTTAAGGGAGGGGAGTAATCCCCTCCCAAGGGAGGTATTAAGATGTATGTATCACCAAACACTAACGTGCGCATTCTTAAAAATGTGCCGTTAGACAATACTTACAGGAATACCATATTTTTCCTTGACCGGGGATCACAGGTAGCATATTTTTCTGGAAAAACAAAATACAATCTTACACAACTTTCCTATCAAGCTCCTTGGGGAAAGCCTCTACGCGTTGAAATTAATGCTGAAAATCTGTATGATTGCAACTACATCATGTTTCAAAATACGTCATTCGGTACTAAATGGTTCTATGCATTCATAACAAATGTTGAATACATTAACAATGAAACTAGTGAAATCACAATCGAAATTGACGTTATGCAGACCTGGCATTTTGACTACACGGTTAATCAATGTTTTGTTGAGCGTGAGATGGCAGCTACAGATGACATTGGCGGAAACCTGGTTCCTGAAAACCTTGAACTGGGCGAATATGTATACGAGGACTTAGGGCTGACAAGTCTGTTTTCCTTGTATCAAATAGTTATAGCTGCTACGTTTGATAAAAACTTTGATGACGCACAAGGCGGTATTTACGGTGGAGTTTTTTCTGGTCTGCAATATAATGTTTTCGCTGACTGGCAGAGTGCGGCTACATTTTTAGAGGAGGCAACAACTCAAAACAAAGCAGACGGTATTGTATCCATATTTATGCTTCCTATTTCATTCTGCTATGATTACCAGAAAACAATGCCAGAGGTGTTTAACATTGACAGAGACAAACACTTAAATGACATTGATGGGTATATCCCAAAGAACAAAAAATTATTTACTTTCCCATACAACATGCTTTACGTCACCAACAACGAGGGATCAGCAGTTAATTATCCATTCGAATATTTCTCTACAAGTAAGTGCACTTTTAACATATCTGGTGCAATGTGTTGTACTCCCGAATGTATGTTAGTTCCGTTATACTACAAAGGCGTGGCAAAAAACTACAATGAGAAATTAATTGTAGGAAACTTCCCTCAGTGTGCGTATACCATTGACACATTTAAGGCATGGGTAGCACAGAATCAAACTCAACTTTCAATGAGTTTGGTAGGTGGAATTGCTCAAACGGCAGCGGGCGGTGCTACATTATATGCTACTGGTGGAATGGGAGGAGTTAACCAGACTGTAGGTGGGATTCAACAGATTGGTAATCTACTGGCGACCATAGCAGATAAAAGCACCTTACCCCCTCAAGCGCGTGGAGGCGGCGGATCAATCATTAACATGGCAAACCAGATTAAAGGATTCCAATTCTATTATGCACATATTCGTGCTGAGTTTGCGCGTATCATTGACAGCTATTTCACAGCTTATGGCTATGCAACTCATAGAGTTAAGATTCCTAACAGGTCAATTAGGCCACACTGGAATTACGTTAAGACTATTAATAGCAGCTTGACAGGATCAGTGCCAGCAGATGATATGGCAAGGTTGCGTGCAATCTATGACAACGGAGTTACGTTCTGGCGTAACGGAGATGAAATCGGTAACTATTCACTTGACAACAGCCCGGTGGGAGGTGTGACAGCTAATGAGGGACTATAATACAGACCGGCCATTCTGGAATAGTGCAAAGGCTAATAACAGCACGTTTCTGCAATATTATAATCGGCTTACAGACCTGGCAATCTCACAGTTTGAATGGACTAACCTTCCACCGACTTGTGACGCAAGGTTCTTGGAACTGGCCTTATTTGCGGATGGAATGGCAGTATTCTTTAAGGATGAGATATTAGGATATCTTACCTTGCAAACCATGATAGGCGGGCCACTGGATGTATACCGTATTCCTATTATTCGCACAGCGTACGCCAGTAACGGCTACAGGATGGAACTGGACAATACTAACAGCGTATTGATCTTTAACAACAACCTTCACATTAATTCGCTGCTTGACATCGAAATGTATTCGTGGAGATTGTACGAAATACAGCGCGCAATCGATGTTAATGTAAAGGGACAGAAAACCCCAAAGGTTCTTACCTGTGAAGAGTCTCAAAGATTAACGTTGGTTAATCTCATGAAAAAATATGACGGGAACCAGCCATTCATATTCGGAAAGAAGGGCCTGGCACAACAGCTTGAAACATTAGATATTTCAACACCGTACGTGTCGGACAAATTGCAAGTTCTTAAACAGTTGGTTTGGGATGAAGCAATGACTTACCTGGGAATTTCTAATTCTAACACCGACAAACGCGAACGTCTTAATACTGCTGAGATTACGACCAGCATGGGAGACGTTGAAGCACAGCGTTACACCAGACTTTCCGAACGTGAAAGAGCTTGTGACAAAATTAACGCAATGTTCGGACTTAATGTGGGCGTGCGCTACAGGCAAGTAATTCCTAACATGGAAGAAGCTATGGTGGATGAGATCACCGGGGAACCGGGGGAAGGTGGTGAAGCATGAGTGTATTTACAACTCAGTTAAGATACATTTGTGAGTCGCTGGCTGGTTTACAGGAAAGCACTGGCTACGAAAATGTAACTCAGGTGATTAACGGAGCAAGGACAAAAATATTTAGCTTTAACTACCCCATCTATGATGAGAATTACAGGGCTGTGCTGGAAACAAAAATTCTTAAACATTTCTACACACAAGAAATTGGTTTAGAAACTTACGGCCTCTGGAAACTTAAGCTTGACACCAAAATGAATGAGATCATGCCGTACTATAACCAGTTATACGAATCAGCCACACTTAAGTTTAATCCTCTGTATGATGTTGACATTTCACGTCAGCACACACGCAAGAACAACGGGAAACAGATTCTTGATGGAAGAGTGATCAGTGACAGCGCACAGGATAATCATGTAATGGTTGATGGTTCATCTGAAAGCAGCGTGACCCGGGCAGATACTGACAAGTACGCTGAGACACCACAAGGTGGATTAACTGATTTGCAGAATGACAGGTATCTTACTAACGCAAGAATGACTAACGCTACAGACACAAGCAAGGGAAGTTCAGGCGAAACTACAACTGGAAACTTAACCATCAATGCAACCACAGAAACTAACAATAACACAACGATTAACAATACTGAGGATTACATCGAAACTGTGACGGGAAAGCAGGGAACGGGGAGCTACTCGTCCATGATCATGGAATACCGTGAAAGTCTCATTAACATCGATATGATGATAATCAGGGAGTTGGAAGAGCTTTTCATGGGAATATGGGAGGTAAATGTCGCATGGTGACAAACAATTATGATTTTAAAACCGTGACAAGGTTAAGAATGCTTTGCATGAAAGTGCTTCCTACTGTTTATGGGGACGCACTTTCGTATGAGGAACAGGTTTGTAAAGTAACAGAAAAGATTAACCAGCTTGTTGATACTGTAAACGCATTACCTGACTACATCGTGGAAGTAGTTAAAGAGTTGATTGACGCAGCGGGGTTGGAAGATATTGTAAGAAATGTGCTGGCTGATTTGTATTTCATCAACGTCAAAAACCCTCCCGCTCCTTTTGTGGCTGCAAAGGGTGACGGGGCAACAAATGACACGGCAGCTATTCAAGCATTGATTAACTATGCTGGTTTACAGAGAAGTTATTTATTCTTCCCTGCTGGAAACTACATTGTCACCGGATTAACTATGGTAGAGAATGTTTCTCTGGTGGGTTTAGATAGATATTCTTCTATCATTACACTTGCTCCCGACTCTAACCGGGACTTGATCACGGGTTTTGTAGAGAATGCCTCTATCAGTAATTTAACGCTGAATGCCAACATGAATGGTCAGACGGCAAATTGCTCGTGCTTGAATGCCACCGTGGACAATGCGTTGATTGATTTTGTTGTTTTCAGAAATGGTTATGATTCTGTAGTAGTTGAGAATACCAATGAATTTGAGGGCGCGTATTGGCTTTTCGATGGCATTCAACATAATGCATTGACACTTAATGGTGATGGGGCGGTTATCAGCAACGTCATTTTCAAGAATGCTTCTCAGCTTAGTGCCAACGCACTGGCAGTTGTCAATGGAAATAATAAGATCACTGGAATTTTTTCTAACGTTGCTATTCCTATTGGGGTTGTTATTTCGGCTACAGGGGCGACGGTGGAGGGAACCATACTTAATGCTAGGACTACAATCACGGGTGGAATTGGCAACTATGTTGATATCGAGGATTTAACTGGTCTTAACAAATATGGCACAAATGACACTGAGACTTTCACTGGAAACAAAACAATTACAGCAGTTAATTCTACTGAACACATTAGTGGAACCAAAAGTGTTAATGCAGCTAATGAAACAATTACCATTACGGGAACTAAAACAGAAAATACAGGTGACACAAATGAAACTATTACAGGAACCAAAACAGAAAACATTGGCACTAAGAACGTAAAAGCAGCCACTGTGACAGAAAATATAACTGATTCAGAAACTAAGACTGTGAATGTGTCTACTGAAAATGTAGCCACTGAAAAAAGATTCAATGCTGAGAACATTTCTTTAAATAGCACACAGCCTTTAGGTTATAAGCCGCCCGTTGATTTAAACGATAACTTTAGAGCAGTTCCCATGAAAAGCCTGGCAGACGGAACCGAATATAACGTTCTTGTTGAAAAACCGGGTGCTGATATCGAAAGTAATGTTGGTACTTGGGAGGTTTACACCGAGGGAACGGGAATCGTAAACGCTAACGTGGATACTTTCCCCACATTCGTGGCTAGTGTGACTTTAAATCGAAAGCTGGGGTTAATGAACGTAAGCTTTATCGCCAATACGGGAGAAGTTACTGGTAAACCATTAAATGGTAACGTGCCTATCTTTAAATTCCCGTTTAAAATTCCGGCTAACGTGACATATGGCGAATATGAAACTACAATGCTTACTATGTACAGAGCTGATAAAACATTAAGCTACAGTGCGCATACCGGTTCATTCATTGTAAGCAACGCTAATGGAGTTCCCACCTGGCAGGCTATTATGGAAAACTACGGAACCAGTGGCTATAATTGTGTGGCTGTGATGGCTAACTGCACAATTTATGTGGGAGATTGGGATATCATTGATAGTCCGACTGTTACGAGCGGTTGGGTTAAATATGACCAGACTACGGGTGTAGTAAATGCAAATCCTAGCGTGTTCCCCACATTTGTTTCTGATATTTGGATTAACCAGAAGCTTGGGCTGATGGAGGTAAGTTTTATCGCTAATACTAATCTGGCAACTGGCACACCATTGAATGGAACAACGCCGGTATTTAAGCTGCCATTTAAGATGGCACCATCGGCGAGCTTTGGTATCTACGAGGCTAATATACTTGATATGTATAATAGCCAGGCGGGGAAGGAGTTTAACTACTTTGCGCATACTGGGGCGATTTTGAGCAGTGACGCAAATGGGGTTCCGACGTGGAATGCTATTATGGAGAATTATGGAACTGATGGTTTTAACTGTTGCGCGATTGTAGGTAATGTTATGTTGCCTATTAAAGATTATAACTTTACGGAGGTAGGATAATGGCTGAGAATTATAGAATGATTGAGGTGGCAAAGGAAAGAGCTGTGAGAAGAACCGGTGATGGCGTGACTGAGATTACACCTGAAGATGTGGTAGGAAAGATTGAATGGACTGAGGGTGGAGACAGAAGCTATTATGATGGGTTTGTAGATTATCATGGGCCTAGCGGGTATAGAGATAGGAAGGATGATCCCAATGGTGATATGATGTAAGACATTGAGAGTCAGGTTAATAGCCTGGCTCTCTTTGCATTTAACCCATTTTGCAAACGTTTGCAATTTGTGCGGCTTTCAGAAAAATGTAAGCGCTTACATTGGCGCGGATTCAGGGCCATGCCTCCGGTGTTAAGGTTAGCCTGGCCGATGGGGGAAATGAGACTGTCTCTTATACACATCTCCGAGCCCAC